GGACAGGGCAGGAAACCGACGCCAACCGCAGTCAAACAGCTGCGCGGCAATCCAGGGAAACGACCGCTCAATCAGAGAGAGCCACGGGGAGAGCGGTTGTCTGGACGCGCGCCGCGCGGGCTGACCGCGGGGGCTGCGCATTTCTGGCGGAAGTATGTATCGGCGCTCGTGCGCATGGGGGTGCCTGTCGAAGTGGATGAGCCGGCGCTGATCCTGATGGCGGAATCGTTCAGCATGGCGGTGGAGGCGCGGGCGGTTCTGGCAGAGCAGGGACTACTCACGGAGGACGAGAAGGGCCTGTTGCGCAAGCATCCGGCGACGCAAGTTTTTCGGGACAGCCGCGATGGCTTCCGCGGGCTGGCCAGCGATTTCGGCATGACGCCCTCGGCTCGCAGTAAGGTCAAGTTGGATGACACGGATCAGCTGAGCATGGCGGATATCCTCTTCGCAAAGATAACTGGTATCGCGCCGCCGGGTCCGGATGATCCGCTCGACGAGTTCAAGCAGGATGGCGAAGACGGCTAAGCATCCGGTCGTGGCGTACTGCCACGGGGTGTTGGATGGAAGTGTGCCGGCGTCGGTGATGATCCAGCTAGCCGTGCAGAGACATATCCGGGATCTGGAGACGGGGTCCCAGCGGGGGCTGCACTTTGACAGGCAGGCGGCGGAGTACGCCGTCAAATATTTCGGGTTCCTGAAGCACTCCAAGGGCGAATGGGCCGGCAAGACGTTTGAGCCGGCGGCGTGGCAGCAGTTCGTGTTGTGGAGCCTGTTTGGCTGGAAGCGGGCAGATGGGCTGCGACGGTTCAGGACGGCGTTCGTAGAGGTACCGCGCAAAAACGGGAAGAGCACGCTGATCGCAGGGATCGGACTCTATCTGCTGACCGCGGACGGCGAGCCGGGCGCCGAGGTATATTCGGCGGCGACGAAGCGCGAGCAGGCAAAAATAACCTGGAGCGAGGCCGTGCGGATGGTGGCGGCCAGCCCGGTGCTGTCGAATATGGTGCAGCACTGGCGGGCAAGCGATACGTTGGCGGTGGAGGCAACGGCCTCAAAGTTCGTTCCGCTGGGTGCGGATGCGAATACGATGGACGGGTTGAATATCCACGGCGCATTGATCGACGAACTGCATGCTCATTCGACAAGCGCGGTAGTAGACGTGCTGGACACGGCGACGGGCGCCCGGCGGCAGCCGCTGATCTGTGAGATCACTACGGCGGGCTATGACCGGGGGAGCGTCTGCTACCAGCATTATCTGTACAGCCGGCAGGTGCTGCAACGGACGATCGAAGACGACCGCTGGTTCGCGTATATCGCGGAGCTGGACGAAGGCGACGATTGGAGCGACGAGGCGAATTGGGCCAAGGCCAACCCGAACCTGGGGGTGAGCGTCCGGCTGGACGATCTCCGGGCGAAGGCAGATAAAGCCCGGAACATGCCGGCGGCACTCAATGGGTTCCTGCGGCTGCACCTGGATGTGTGGACGCAGCAGAGCGACCGCTGGATCGACCTGGACTTGTGGGACGGGAATTTCGCCGGGTGTGTGCGGGAGGAGGACCTGGTTGGGCGGGCCGGCTACGGCGGGCTCGACCTGTCGGCGGTAAGTGACCTGACGGCCTGGGTCGTAGTGTTTCCGCATGAGAGCGGCCGGCTGGATGTGTGGTGCCGGTTCTGGTGCCCGGAGGCGCGGCTGGTGGCCGTTGAAAATCGGTATCGCGAGCAGTATCAGGCATGGGCCCGGGCGGGATTATTGACGGCGACGCCGGGAAATGCAATCGACTATCAGTATATCCGGGCGCAGATTTTGGAAGATGCCAGCCGGTTGCGGATCATTGACCTGAATGTGGATCGGCTGTTCCAGGGGTATCAGTTGGCGATGGAGCTGGCTGATGAGGGGCTGACGGTCATCGGCATGGGCCAGGGCTTCCTGAGCATGGCGGCGCCGATGAAGACGTTTGAACGGCTGCTCCTGGATCGCCGGCTCAATCATGGCGGGCATGCGATTCTGCGCTGGATGGCGGGCAATGTGGCAGTGAAGCAAGACCCGGCCGGAAACCTGAAACCGGATAAGGCCGAGAGCCAGGGGAAGATCGACGGGATTGTGGCGCTGGTGATGGCGCTCGATCGCTGGGAACGGAACGAGAACGGGCCGAGCGTATACGAGGAAAGAGATTTGCTGCTGCTATGAATGAATTCGTCGCGCCGGAGTTGGCGGTGGTAGTGGTCGGGATGGCGCTGTTGGCGGTTGGAACGGCGCTCTGGCTGGGCCTGGATAAAATGATGGTGATTTTGGGCGGTATGCTGGTCGTGCTGGGGGTGTGGAGCGCGGCGAGCGGGGCGAGCAGACGGGTGTGACCGGGCGCGCGTGGGCGCGTCATGGAGGCGATATGCCATGCGGTGGTAAGGGGAAAAAAGGCGGTCGCAAGGGCGGCCGTAAGGGCAAACGCTGATGGGGTGGCTGGCAGGGCTGCTGCGGGCCGAACAGCGCACCATTTCGTTGGGCGAGCTCGATGAATGGCTGGATCAGCAACTGAGCGGCACCGCGGTAGGCTCCGGGCTGTGGATTGATCAATCGATTGCCATGACCAGCGCGGTGGTATATGCCTGCGTCAACGTGTTGGCCCAGACGATTGCCGCGCTGCCGCTGTTGGTCTACCGTCGATTGCCCAACGGTGGTAAGGAACGCGCGCCTGAGCATCGGCTGTATGCAATCCTGCACGATGCGCCGAATCCCGAAATGACCTCATATGAGTTTCGGGCCGCGCTCGTGGGACACGTTTGCCTGTGGGGCAATGCCTACGCCGAGATCGAGCTGAGCGATGCCGGGATCAACGGGCTGTGGCCGCTGCGCCCGGATCGCATGACCCCGGCCCGCGATGATGCCAACCGGCTGGTATATGATTACAAGCTGCCCGATGGCACGACGAAGCGTTTCCAGGCATACCAGATCATGCATTGGCGGGGATTGTCCTCCAATGGCATCATCGGCTACTCGCCGATCCAGCAGGCCGCGGAGTCGATCGGCATGGATCTGGCTACCCGACAGTACGGCGCGCGCTTCTTCGGCAACGACAGCCGGCCGGGCGGCATCCTGACCCATCCGGGCAAACTGAGCGAGGAAGCGGCCAAGAAGCTGAAGAAGCGTTGGGAGGAAGCCCACCGCGGCCTGACCAACAGCCAACGGGTCGCCGTGCTGGAGGAGGGCATCCAGTGGACGACGATCGGCGTGCCGCCGGAGCAGGCGCAATTTCTGGAGACGCGACGGTACGGCCGGGCGGAAATCGCCGCGCTGTATCGGGTGCCGCTGCACCTGATCAATGACCTGGAGCGGGCAACGTTCTCGAATATCGAGCATCAGAGCCTGGAGTTCGTAAAATATAGCCTGGTGCCGTGGCTGGTGCAGATCGAGCAGGCCATCAAGCGGGATTTGTTCCAGATCAGCGATGGCAAGCGGACACACTTCGCTGAGCACTTGGTCGATGGGCTGCTACGAGGCGATATTACCAGCCGCTACACGGCATATCAGATCGCTCGGCAGAACGGTTGGCTCAACGCCGATGAAATCCGTGAACTTGAGAACATGAATCCGATCGCCGGTGATGAAGGGCGCACGTATCTATGGCCGGCGAACATGCTGCCGGCACAGATAGCTCTCAAACCACCGGATGTATCTGATATGACCGAGGAGAGCGAGCCAGCCGACGAGAACGAGGCCGATGATGAAACAGATACGAGCGAATGACGGGATCGAGCGGCGGGATATGCTCCTGCAAAATCTGGAGCTGCGGGTCGACGGAGATACGGGCGCGCCGACGGTCGAGGGCTACGCCAGCGTATTCAACAGCCTGAGCGAAGTGCTGTTTGAGTGGAATGCCGGGCGGTTCCGGGAGAAGGTCACGCCAGGAGCATTCGCCAAGACCATCCGGGAGCAAAACATCCCGCTGCTGGTCGAGCATACCAATCTGCCGCTGGCCACCACGGGCGCGCGCACGCTGGATCTCGGGGAAGATGATTACGGCCTGCATTTCCGATCCGTGCTGGAGCCCAGCGACCCGGATGTGGCCCGACTGGTGCCCAAGATGCGCCGGGGCGATATGAACCGCTGTTCATTCGGCTTCATTCCGATCCGTGAGAGCTGGGACGACAAGGCCAAGCCCAGGGTGCGCACGCTGCACGAAGTGAAACTGATGGACGTATCTATCGTGGCCCGGCCGGCCTATCCGGCGACCGAGGCCAAAATCCGCAAGGCGCTGGCCGACGATGGGCTGGATGCCGAAAGCCTGGCCGAACTGCTTATGCGGCTGCGCCAGGGGCTAGAACTGGACGAGGAGAGTTTGACGATGCTGCGGCGGCTGGGGGAAATGTGCCGTCAGCATCTGCCTGCTATGGCGATCACTGACGAAACAGCCGCGCCGGGCCCAGAAGCCCACCCGGCTGCGATCGCTCAGCCGATCACACTGACGAGCGCGCCGGATGAAACGGTCCACCCGCTGTCCTGGTATCGCGACGAATTGTTAAAACGAGGAGACTACAATGGAGCTTGAAAAGCTGGAAACACAGCGCAATGAACTGGTGGCCCAGGCACGCAAACTGGTCGATGATGCCGACGCCGCCCAGCGCGAACTGACCGTCGAGGAACATCGCACGTGGCAGGATCTGATGGCGCATGCCGATCAATTGGGGGAGCGCATCACGAAAGAACGGGCTATGCGGCGTCACGAGGAAGAACAGAACCGCTCGAAGCAGGAACCGACCCGTCCTGACCTGGGGCAGCGCGAGCCGCCCGGCCAGCCGACCCGGTTCCGCTCATTCGGCGAGCAGATGCAGGCGGTGATGCGTGCGGCCATTGACCCGCGGCAGATCGACCCGCGCCTGACGACCCGCGCGGTGCAGGGCATGAGTGAGGGATCGCCGTCCGACGGCGGCTTCCTGGTGCAGACCGACTTCGCAACCGAACTGCTGCGCCGGACCTATGAAACCGGCCAGGTGGCCAATCGCTGCCGACGGATTCAGCTGAGCGGCAACGCCAACAGCCTGAAGATCAACGCTATCAGCGAATCGAGCCGCGCGGACGGCAGCCGCTGGGGCGGGGTGCGCGCGTACTGGACGGCCGAGGCGGGCGATAAGGCCAATGCCACGCCGGCATTCCGCCAGCTGGAGTTCAATTTGAAGAAGTTGACCGGGCTGGCCTATGCGACCGACGAGCTACTGGCGGATGCAGGCGCGCTGGAACAGGTGTTGATGCAGGCGTTCTCCGAGGAGATCGGTTTCAAGCTGGACGACGCGATCATCAACGGCACCGGGGCCGGCATGCCGCTGGGTATCCTGGCCTCGCCCGCGCTGATCTCCGTGACCAAGGAAACCGGGCAGGATGCGGATACCATTGTCGCCGAGAACATCGTCAAGATGTATAGCCGGATGTATGCACCGAGCCGCACCAATGCGGTTTGGTTTATCAATCAGTCGATCGAGCCGCAGCTGTTCAGCCTGGCCCTGGGCGTGGGCCTCGGTGGGAGCGCGCTGTATGTGCCGCCGGGCGGGCTGAGCGCGTCGCCGTATGGGACGCTGCTGGGCCGGCCGGTGATCGCGATCGAGCAGACCGATACGCTCGGCGACCAGGGCGACATCATCTTCGCGGATATGAACCAGTACATCCTGGTCGACAAAGGCGGTATCCAATCCGCCTCGTCGATCCATGTGCGGTTCGTCAACGATGAAAGCGTCTTCCGGTTCGTCTACCGGGTTGACGGTGCACCGTGGTGGGTGGCGGCACTCACGCCGTTCAACAGCGCGCCGACCCAATCACCGTTTGTGACCCTGGACGCCAGGGCATAGGAGGCATGAGATGAGTTCAGCGTTTTCTTTCCCGGAGAACTGCAAGATCGTGGAAGCGATGAAGCCGGCAGTCGGCGCGGGAGCGACGATCACCAGCGACTATATCAGCCTGAAGAACGCGCACAAGCTGTGGTTCGTCATCAGCTATACCGACGGCAATGGCAACGCCATTACCTATCAGCCTATCAAGGCGACGGCGGTGGCGCCGACCGGCAACACGAGCATCACGAATGTGGTGAAGTGGTGGTCGAACCTGGATACGGCGACCTCGGACCTGCTGGTTGAACGGACCGCGGCCACGTCGTATGCGTCGGATAACGCGGTTAAGAACAAGATCATCATCTGTGAGATCGACCCGGCTGACCTGGGTGCGACTTATGATGTGGTTGCGATCAGCGCGGCGACGCCGGCGGCGGGCGAGTATATTTCGGCTATTGCGGTCATTCAACCGCGATATGCGAGTGCGGTGGTTGCCAGCCCGACGGCGATCACGGACTAAGCAACGGGCAACGGATGGGCCGGCCTTGGGGTCGGCCTCAACGGATGAACGGATACCAAACCCTCCCCTTCCTTCAGGGAAGGGGGGGGGATGGATTGATCTGGAGGGTGAAGATGCCAAACTATAACAAGAGCAATCGGGATGCGCTGATGGCGACCCATTGCGGGATGCGGGTTGATCGGACGGCGGCCAGCCTGCCGCAGACGACGCAGACGGCCTACTTCCACGTGTATGTGGGGCGCTGCCTGGTGGTGCGTCTGCTCGGTGAGGTGACGACGGTCGTCCAGGACCAGGCATGCAATCTGTCGTGGGAGGCCAACCCGACTACGGGGACGACAAACGCGATGTGCGCGGTGCTGAACATCCAGGCTGCAGAAGCCGGCTCGCTGTTGTCGATCACGGGTACGGTTGGCGATGCGATGATCAAGGGCAGCTCTGGTGCGGTGAAGATGCAGTTGGCGCCGGTGGCGGTGGCAGTCGGCGATCTGGAACTGAAGACCAGTGCCAGCAATACGGGTGCTACGAAGTGGAGCCTGTGGTATGTTCCGCTGGACGATGGCGCGTACATCGCGGCGGTGTAAGGAGGTGGGGCATGGCAACTGAATGGGTTGCGGTTCGCAACGCGCTGGTGGCGCGTGACACCATCCTGACGCATCGCTGGTATGACGCGGTAGGGCCCAACGTGCGCAAGTGGGGTTTCGACGGTTCCGATACCGGAGTGGTCTCGACGACGACGATGGCCGGGCAGACGATCACAGTTTCGACCGCGGGCACGCTGGTCGGGGTAGCCAGCGACGCGGGCGGCGGCATCGCGTTCACACCTGCGGCGCAGGATAATCAGGGCATCCAGATTCAGGCGGGCTCGGAGAGCTTCTATTTCGGCTATAAGTGGCCCTGCTACTTTGGCTGCCGGTACAAGCAGGTCGACATTACGCAGTCGGACTATACGATCGGTCTGATGATCACCGATACCGATATCGTAGATAACGGTGTCACGGACGGCATCTATTTCCGCACTGTCGATACGGAGACCAACCTCGATTTTGTGCTGGAGAAGAACTCCGCCGAAACCGAGACCAACGTGCTGACCCAGGTCGATGCGACTTACTATACCGTCGAGTTCTACTATGACGGCGAATCGACGATCACGGCCTACGTCAATGGTACGGAGGCGGCCAGTGTAAGCACCTCCAACGCGAACTTTCCGAACGACGAGCATCTGGCGCCGGCCATTGCCTTGCTTTCCGGCGAAGCATCGGCCAATACGCTCACGGTGAATTGGGCGCGGGCGATCCAGATCCAGGACTAGCAATCCGGGGCGGCTTCTATGGCCGCCCCTAACTGGAGGACATGATGGGGGCGAGTGTCTTCACGACAGTAGGCACGGGCGGCGGGGCGCTGGCCGTGACCGCGGAAGCGCCGACAGGGGCGGTCTACCGGCTGGTGAGCGTGGGCGTGCATTTCAGCGCCGCGCCGGCGAGCGCCGGCAGTTTGACGGTGACGCTGGATGCGCGCGAGGGCAGCGATTTCGATACGCTGCTGCAGACGGAGAGCATGGTCGGCGTCACCGATTACGTGTGGCTGCCTGACCAGGATTATCTGATCCTGGGCGGCGATGCCATCGACGTGGCGTATACCAACCCGGATATGCGCACCTACGGCGCGCGGGTCACGCTGAAGGCGGTGTAAGATGGCCGAGCTAGTCAATGGCATCCCGCGCGAGTGGGGCACGCTGACCAACACCGGCGGCACGGCCAACCTGGGCAGCATCCTGGGCGATGTGGCCAACACAAGCATCGCTACCCGGCTGGGCTACATCGGGGCGGGTCTCGGCCCGCACTATAGCAACCTCAACTACCTGGCGGTGACGGCCGACATGACCTCGGCCACCTGGAATGCCGCGACGACACAAGAGGTATTCGTCGTTACGGGCCTGGTGCGCATGCGCATGTGGATCGTCTGTACGGGTACGCTGACCGACGCGGCCGACCTCGCCGTGATCCAGTTCGGGGTCGAGGGTGCAACCAACGCGTTCATTGGGGCCACGGATGCAGCCGGCAAGAACGGCCAGACGATCACTGACACCTGGTTGTGGTATGACACTTCGCCCAATGCCGCGTATGACACATTTGCAACCGTGGTGATGGATTACGTCATCAACGGGCTGGATGTGGGCTACGAGATCGCCGGCGAGGCGTTGAACGCGGGCAGCCTGGTGTTCCACTGTGTGTGGGAGCCCCTGAATGCAACCGGCGCGGTGGCGGCGGGTGCAGGCGGTGCGCTATGAGTTGGGCCGGGCGCAACCAGGAGCAGATCGCCAAGATCGCCAGCCTGGATTGTGGCGGCCTGCTGGCGGTGATCGACAGCCTGGCTTATCACATTGGTGTCACGCGCCGTGCGGTGAACCATTACGAACGCTGGTTCGCCAAAGCGGCGGCGGCTAACGGCGAGATTCACGTAGCGGATACGATCGGCAATACGGGCACGGCCGCGCTGCAGATTGACGCGGGCAACAATACCTGGGGCGCCTGGGTGCAGATTCTCGGTTCGTCCGATACGCCGGTCGCCGGCGAAGCGACCTACGTCAGATTCAACTTACACAAGATTTTCATCACCGCGACCGAGCAGGACAACAGCGTCTATTTCGTGCAGTTCGGTTTCGGGACATCGGGGGCGGCGGCGCTGTCGGCCGGCACGTACAGCGAGCTGGTCTATAAGGCCAGCGCCAACAACACGGAGGAGATCGCCTATGAGATTCGGGCGCGGCGGCAGGCGGCCGGAACAAAAGCGTGGGCGCGCTGTTGGTGCGTCGGATCGAATACGGCGACGATGGATTTTTTCTTCTCCGTGATCCAGTACGAGGGTTGATGGCTATTGCGGATGCGGCAAGGTTGGGTCTGGCTGGCGGTCATGGTGGTGTTGGCGAGTTGCGCGCCGGCGCCGCCGAGGGTGCCGGAGCGGGTTTATAGGACATATGTGCCGGGGATGATCGGTGCGCCGAATAAGCTCGGGGTGGCCGGGTGCGGGTGCGGGGCGTTGGGCTGTAACTGGTGTTACAACTGGTCGCCGTGGCCGGCGATGTATGCGGGGGTGGAGGCGGTCCCGATGATCCGGGACGCGGGGCAGATGCATGTGACGCTGCTCGGCGGGGACAGCGATTGGATCATGGGATTCAATGAGCCGGATCTGCCCGGACAGGCGAACATGACGCCGGATGAGGCGGCGGTGTTGTGGCGAGAGATCGAGGGGCGGTGGCCCGGCAGGCGTTTATTGGGGCCCGCGCCGAGCCATCTGCATCCGGAATGGATCGTGCAATTCCGGGATGCGTATATGCGGCGGTACGGGCAGGCGCCGCGGCTCGATGGGTTGGCGTTTCACTGTTACTACCGGTATGCCAGCCAGTGCATCGCCCTCGGCGAGCGGTTCGTGCGGTGGGCGGATGAGTGGGGCAGCGAGGAGGTGTGGTGCACGGAGTTCGCGTTTCTGCCGGTCAACGGACCCGACGCCGAGCGCCAAGCGCGGCGGTTCGTCGCATGGCTGGAGGGCGAGCCAGGGGTGACAAGATATGCGCCGTATGTGGTGCATCAGGCGGTGTGCGATCAGTTCTGGCCGGACTGCCGGCCGGGGGCGGACCCCAGTTTGCTGGATGCGGCGGGGGGAGTGACCGAGATTGGGCGCTGGTACGCGAAGGCGTTTTTTTGAGCGATCAAAAACAAAGGGGGTGTTCGATGAGCAATGTGGTACCGATCCACAGCGAGCCGGATGCAGTCGTCAATCTGATTGGCGATCTGCACATGGAGAGTGGGGCCCTGGTGGTGGGGGATGTGGATGTCGCCAGGAAACTGGCGGCCACGGCCGGCGTGCTGAACGGGGGCCGGCAGTTCGGCCTGCTGAAGTGCGTCTTCACGAAGATCACGGTCGACGTGACGACTTCGGATCAGAGTTTCGGCGGGGCGTTCTACGAGGCGAGCGAGCCGACTGAGGCCAAGGGCTAGGGGTGACCTGTGGGGCAGCCCTACGTGGCTGCCCCTACGGGCGCTATTGCAGTTAGGGGAAGGGTAAAGATGGCGCAGTTTTTCGCACTGACGCCGCTGAACGCGGCTAATTTTGAGAGCGGCGCGGCGACCGACGGACAGGTTCTCACCGCGGACGGCAGCGGCGGCGCGGCGTGGGAGGATGCGACGGGTGGCGGGGGGG